ATCAAACAGCTTAGATTTGTTTGACAATCAATTTGATAATAACGAAACTAATAACAAAGATGGATTACGAAGAAATGATGCAGTTCGCCCCGAAGGATTGTCAACCAACGGTAATCGACACGGGCAAGGATTATCAAGAGGCACTGAAACAAGTGGCGAAAACGAACAACAAGCCGGTAGAGGAACTGACAACGAAAGAGAAGGAACAGGCGATGCAGTCGATAGGGCTGTGCGACCTCGACTTTCAGATGCCATAGAAGAAAAAAAGAACATCCGCAACAATCATTCTGAACGTGGCAAAGACCATGCTCCGACATCGGTAGATGCACGTATTGAAGCCAACATCAAGGCTATCGAGCTTGCAAACCTGTTGCTTGAAAGTGGCGAACAGGCTACAGAAAAACAGATGCAAACCCTTCGCAAGTTCAGCGGCTGGGGCGGTTTGGGTAAGGCTTTCAACGAAGGTACATCGTATGCTCCTAACCCCATTGCAAAGAAGCTCCGTGAATTGCTTGGCGAAAAGGCGTATAAAGAGGCTGTAATGAGTGCAAATAGTGCCTATTACACTCCGGCATACGTTGTGGATACGCTTTGGGACATTGCCGAGCAAATGGGCTTCAATGGTGGAAACATTCTTGAAGGTTCTGCCGGTATCGGCAATATCTTGGGGCAGATGCCTACAAACATCAGCGAGCGTAGCAATATCCATGCCATAGAGATTGACGGAACTTCAGGCGGTATTCTCTCGCTCCTTTATCCTGATGCCAAAGTGGAAATACAGGGCTTTGAGCAGACACGCATACCTAACGGCAGTGTGGATTTGGCTATTACCAATGTCCCGTTCGTTACCGGACTCCATGTAAACGATACCACGGGTGACAAAGACTTGTCGAAGAAATTCCACAATATACACGATTTCTGTATAGCAAAGAATGTTCGCAAACTGCGTGAGGGCGGTTTAGGCATTTTTATCACGTCCAACGGTACGCTTGACAACAGCAAGAAACTCCGTGACTGGATTGTGAGCGAGGGAGGTTCAGACTTCGTGGGTGCTTTCCGTATGCACAACAGGACTTTCGGCGGCACCGGAGTAACCTCTGACATCGTTGTTATTCGCAAGCGTGTGAACGGACAGAAGTCTGTCCATGCCATTGATGTAAGCGATGTGAGCGGAGAACGTATGACGGAGTACGACACTGGGGAAACACGCAAGGTCAAGGGCAAGGAAACGCCTGTCATCAAGCAACTTTCGATGGACTACAACCGATATTTCATTGAACATCCCGAAAATATGGCAGGTGAAATGCATTTTGCATTTGAGAAAGGCGACACTTTCCGCCCGACAAGCAAGAGCTTATATCCTAAGCAGGACAAGAAGCAGGAAGATATGTTATCGGAGTTTGTCCGTTCATTCAGTGCAGAGGAATTTGGCGAACGCAACACAGAACTTGTCACTGATGCAATGCCCGGCAAGAAGATTGGCGAAGTGTTTGTCAAAGACGGAAAGCTGTACATCAACTCAACCGCAAGCGCACAACCTCTCGATGTGAATGCCAATAAGGTAAAAGGACATACGAAAGTGGAATGCTTCGAGGCGTACACCGCCATCAAGGAAGCCCTTGCGGAAGTCCTTTCCTATCAGACCGAGAACGAAAGTGATGAGGGACTGAAGCCCTTGCTTGACAAACTCAACAAGGCATACGATGATTTTGTTTCCACATACGGACACTTCAACAAGAACACAGCCATTGCATTCCTCCGTAATGATGTGGACTATGCCAATGTGTTCGCTCTTGAAAAGTTTGAAGAAACGGCAGATGAAAAAGGGAACCGGATACAGAAATTTGACAAGACCGATATATTTAGCAAGCGTGTTGTTGAAAAAGAGAAAGAGCCTACTCCTACCAATATCAAGGACGGTATTATTGCAAGTATCTTCAAATTCGGTCGTGTTGATGTACCATACATCGCGGAACAACTTAGTACAGGTATCGAGGATGTGAAGAATGAAATAATCGAAAGCGGTTATGGCTTCGAGAACCCTGTAACCCGGCAGATGGAAGCATCGTATCAGTACTTGAGTGGAAATATCCGTGAAAAACTCCGTCAAGCAAAGGAAAACAACGAGAATGGGAAATTTGACCGTAACATCAAGGCATTGCAGGAGGTTATGCCTATGGAAATTCCTGCGCATTTGATTGATTTTACCCTCGGAAGCTCTTGGATTGATCCGAAACTATATGAGGATTTCGTAAAAGAACGCACGGAGGTTGACGTACGGTTTACAGCTGTTGGTGGTACTTGGTTTATGAAAGAACCATACTTTACTAACTATGAAAAGAACCGCGTAATGGGTGTAACCAGTGAAATGCTCGGTCGAACCATTATGGGACACACCCTCATAGAAGCCGCCATTCAGAATAAGAGCATCACGGTTTCCACTACCAAGAAGCATTATAACGGCACAACCGAGACCATCACCGACAAGGAAGCGACACAGGCATGCGCTGCCAAGATTGACGAAATTCGTCAGGACTTCAAAGATTGGGCAAGGCAGAAGATGCAAAGCGATCCGAAAATGTCTGCATTGATTGAACGTATCTATAATGACACGTTCAACAACTTTGTGCCGATGAGCGTACCCGATGAGTTTGTGCCAGAATATTTCGGTGGTGCTTCTCATGAGTTCAAGATGCGCCCGCATCAAGGCAGAGCCATTGTTAGAGGCACACAACAGCCTTTGTTGCTTGCCCATGAGGTTGGAACTGGAAAAACCTTTACTCTAATCTCCACCGCTATGGAAATGCGCCGTTTAGGGACTGCACGCAAACCGATGATTGTAGTACAGAACGCTACCGTTGGACAATTTGTTGCGAGCGCAAAAGAACTGTACCCCAATGCCAAGATACTGACACTTGAAGAAGCAGACCGTAATGCAGAAGGCAGAAAGAATTTCTATGCCAAGATACGCTACAACGATTGGGACATGATTGTCGTTCCACAATCGACCTTTGAATTTATCCCTGACAGCGAGGAAAGGGAAATGGCTTTCGTGCAAGACAAGATTGAGGAGAAGATGCTTATTCTTGAAAAGATGAAAGAGGAAGATCCAGACGGGAAGAGCATGATTACTCGACAGGCTGAACGGGAAATTGAATTGTTAGAGGAACAGCTTGCCGAACTTACAAATAATGCTTCAAAAAAACGTACTGCCAACGATGAAAAGAAACGTGCAATAGCCTTGCAGAATGCAGAGGTTAAAGCCATGGAAATGCTTGATCGCCGGACTGACGATGTGGAAAACTTTGACGACATGAGCATTGATGCTCTGCTTGTAGATGAAGCGCACGAGTATAAGCATCTCGGATTTGCCACTGCCATGCAACGTGGAGTTAAAGGCGTGGACCCGTCATACAGTAAGAAGTCGCAAGGCGTATTTCTGAAAACACAAGCCATTTTGGAAAAGAACAACGGACGGAACGTAATATTCGCCACTGGTACACCCATTAGCAACACCGCTGCAGAAATTTGGACATTTATGCGCTATCTCATGCCGGCTGACACGATGAAAGAGTACGGTATCTATTACTTTGATGACTTTGTGCGCAACTTCGGTAACATTCAGCAAATGTTGGAGTTTACCACAAGCGGAAAATTTAAAGAGAACAACCGTTTCGCCAGATATGTCAATCTTCCTGAACTGGTGCGTATATGGTCGGGAGTGTCCGATACCGTCCTGACTAAAGAAGCCGGTGGAGTAAAGGACAAGATTCCCGAAATGGAAGGAGGAAAGGCACAAGATCTTTATCTGCCACAGACACGTGCATTGCGTAGCATTATGAAGTTCGTAAAGAACGAACTTGAACAGTATGAGCAGATGAGTGGCAAGGAAAAGAAAGAGAATAGCCATATTCCTCTTACGATGTACGGTATTGCCAAAGCCGCAGCCGTGGATGCCCGACTGGTTCTGTCCGATACGGAGGACGATCCGAACAGCAAGACCAACGAAGCCGTACGCCAAACTTTGCGCTCACTGAAAGAAACAGCCGACTACAAAGGTACGGTTGCCATCTTTGCCGACAATTACCAAAACAAGCAGAGCGGTTTCAACCTGTACGATGACATTAGAGACAAATTGATTGCAGAGGGTGTTCCTGCTGATGAGATTGTAGTAATGAGGTCGGGAATGACCGTCAAAAAGAAACTTGAAATCTTTGAAAAGGTAAACCGTGGCGAGGTTCGCGTGATTCTCGGTTCGACCTTTACGCTTGGTACGGGCGTGAACATTCAGGAGCGCTTGCATACACTGATACATTTGGATGCGCCCAACCGTCCTATGGACTATACCCAACGCAATGGGCGTATCTTGCGACAAGGTAACTTGCACAAAGATATGGGTAAGCCTGTACGCATCTTGCGTTTTGGAGTTGAGGACAGTTTGGATGTTACCGCATACCAACGTTTGAAAACGAAAGGAGCCATTGCCGACAGCATCATGAACGGTAAACAGGTAATGACAAACAGTATGTCCAATCGTGTGCTTGAAGAGGAAGAGGATGTGTTCGGTGATACTATAGCCCAACTCTCTGGAAGTGAATATGCGATGTTGAAAAATAATGCGGAAAAGAATGTACGCAAATATGAAAGTAGAAAAAAGCAATGGGAAGCCGATCAAACCTATATCCATAATGCTAAACCAAGATTAAAAGGCTTGATTAAAGACGCAGATGCACGTATTGAGAAACACAGCAAATTGTTAGCTGATATTCGATCTGCATTTCCCGATGGTAAGTTCAAAGAGATTGTTATTGGAAAAAATCATTTTACGGCCGTTGAAGGCATGGATGATTTTTTCAAAGAATATAATAAAAGTATACTTGCGGATGCCAAGAAGATAAAAGATGGTGATATTGCCGGTGATCAGACACGAGAATTAACCGTGCAGATTAGCAATTTCACTTTTAAAGTAAAAACCTTTTTGCAAAAGGAAATGAATCGGGACGGTGGTGCTTTGTTTGTAGAAGTACATCGTAAAATGTACTATTCCTGTCCCGAACTTGATTTAGAGGCAGTGCCTGTGAAGCAATCGTTACTACGAAATGCTATTGAAGACATTGTAAAGAATGTGATTACGGGTAAAGATGATGCCAACAGGTTGGAAGTTGCTAAGAATAGTAAAAAGCATAACGAGGCTGAATTGGAACAGCTTTTGTCGAGAGAAGGTAAGCCTTTCGAATATAAGGATGAACTGGTGCAGGCGAAAAAACAGTTTGAAGAGTATGCCGAACTGATGAAAAAAGAGCTGCAGGAAAAGGAGGCCAAGTATGCAGAAATGGATAAAACTGTTGAAACTGCTACCGATATCGTTAATATCGGAGAAGAGGATGAAGCGCAGTCTCATATCAATCGTAAAGACGATAAGAATGTCCGCTTCCGCAGTGCTTCCGATTCTTTAATGGAAACCTCGTCTAAGTTTTCACAGGTGGCAGCCATTGATGAATTGGCAAGTAGCCTACATATTCCGATACACATCATCCGGGATATAAACGATATCACGGACGAGGACAAAGATACTCAACGGAAGAAACGAGGGTCCAAAGGTTGGTATGATATGGAAACTGGCGAAGTATATTTGGTTTTGCCCAATGCCGAAAACATCGCCGACGCACAAGCGACCGTTTTACACGAGGTCGTTGCGCATAAAGGGCTTCGCGGACTATTAGGAGAAAAGTTTGACGACATGATGGATTCTGTCTATCGCAACCTACCGGAAGATGTGCGCCGTAAGGTTACCCGTGCCGGACTTTCCCGCTATGGGGGAGACTTCAGGATCGCGACGGAAGAGTATTTGGCTTCTGTTGCAGAAAATGGTGTATCCGAGCCGTCCATTTGGCAAAAGATAAAATCGGCCATCCGCGGATTTTTCCGATCGTTGGGAATCGATTTGCGTATGCGGGATGAAGATATTGCTTATATGTTATGGAAGAGTAAGAACCGTCTTGAAAAAGGTGATTCACTTGTTACGATCATTCATAAAGTGGCCAAAGATGGAAATATGCGTGATACATTGTTGTTCCGTGATCCCTTGGTGCGTGGCGGGACAATGCTTAGTACTCCATCGGAAGACAGAAGAACAATGATACGGACCATTGGTGCAGTATCGGAAGGTGTGAGAAGTTTTTCTGCTATGACACGTGAATTCTACAAGCGTTTCCGTGAAGGCTACCAAGACCAGAAGATCCACATCCTTGACTTTCAAAAGGCTGTAGAGAAAGAGACGGGACACAAAGTAAAAGATTATGAGGATGCCTATATCTACGAGAATACGACGCAGGGACGGGCAGAATATGATGTGAACCATTTCAAAGCGAATGAATTTGCCGCCTTAGTGAACGAGGTTGCCCGCTTATCCAGAGATGGCAAGAATATAGACAAGGATAAACGACGCAAGGTTGATCTTTACATGAAGGCAAAGCACGGTTTGGAACGTAACGAAGTAATGCGTCGTGAGGCACTTGCATCAGTAGAACAGCCATCTCCCGAACTGATTGAATCGATCGGTAATAAGGACTTTGCCGGGCTGACCGCCATAACAAAAGCCTTATCTGCGGAGACAAAGGGTATGGATGAAGATATTGTTCGCCGGTTTGTCGAAGAGTTTGAAAAGGAGAATGATACGAAGAAACTTTGGGAGGCAGTAGGGAAAGCAACCCGCGCCACGTTGGAGAAGATGTATCAATGCAATCTGATCAGCCGTGAATCCCGTGATCGTATTTCTGGTAAATATGAATATTACGTTCCTTTGAAAGAGTGGGAGGAAACGACTGCAGGCGATATCTGGGACTATATAGATAGTAACCGTGATATAGTTTCCAATCCGATCAAAAAGGCAAAAGGGCGTACTTCTATGGCAGGTGACATCTTGGCGAATATTGCAAGCAACTACGAAAGCGCGACAATGATGGGTTATAAAAATCTTGTGAAACTTCGCTTTGCTAATTTGGTCCGAAATAGTAAGACCGGCATGGCAAGCGTTTCCAGACAATGGTATGTAAAGAGCGGTGTTGATGCCGAAGGTCGTACGCTTTGGGAGCCGGTGTCCGCAACCGGATTGACAGAGGATGCCGAAACGAATGCAAGTATCATTAATGATTTCGAGGAAAAGATGAAGGAACTGCAGGAGAAAGGTGAGGCTAAGACGCAACGGGAAGTATTGAACCTTGGTGTGCCGATCAAAGATTGGCAAGAGCAGCAGCATGTCGTCAGAGTAAAAGAAGGTGGACGTGACCTATTGGTTTACATCAATGGGAATCCAGTCGTTTCTCAAGCAGTCAATGGCATTAATAGAGCGAGTCTTGATAATGTGGTTCTGAAAGGATTGAACAATGTGCGTAAATTCATGATGCAGAATTACACTTCGCGCAATATTAATTTCATCCTCCGCAACTTTGCACGTGATTTTTTCTATGCCAACACGATGAATTTTGTAAAATATGGAGCAGCTTACGAAGGAAGGTTCCTTAAAAACTATCCTCTGGCCCTTTGGCGTATCGCCAAAGTAGAAATAGGGGGAAGGACTGATTTGGAATACGAAGCGTTTCTTCGTGGTGGCGGCAAGACCGGATACGTGGCGACATTCGGTTATGATAAGTACAAGAAAGAGGTGGAACGTCTGTTGAATAGAAACGCGGGTGGCCGTGTCCGTGTCAAAGATGTGTTCAATGTGCTTGGGGGATACTTCGAAATGGTGAACGGCGTGGTAGAAAACGGTGGACGCTTTACGACTTATCTTACAGCCAAAGAATCTGGAATGACAGAACTACAAAGTATCAACGCAGCAAAAGAAGTGTCGGTAAACTTCAATCGACGAGGTAGCGGTGCGATGGGTGCGGTTTATATGCAGAACTTCTTTCATTTCTTTAATGCGGCTATACAAGGAACGCATAATTTTGCTCATGCGGCAAAGCATAATCCCGTACGAGCAGGTGCGGCTATTGCTATGTGGGCGACGCTTGGATTTGCCGTTAGTACTTTGTCTAAAATGCTTTTCGGAGATGATGACGAGTATAACGATATCCCAGATTATGTACGGCAGAATAATTTGATCCTGCCTATAATGATGGGTGCACCGGGAAAATATGTACTCTTACCTCTTCCTGTTGAGCTTCGAATGCTGTTCGGGCTTGGTGATATGTCGGCACAGTATACAAGAGGCGAATATAAGGGGCGTGACTTTACATCGGATGTCATGGGTAAATTAATGGATGTGCTTCCACTTAGTATTGAGTCGAATGCGACAGACAATCTTGTCGAAGCTGCCACTCGTACATTTACCCCGGACATGATATCTCCAATTACGGAGGCGTATCTCTTCAATGAAAACTACTTCGGGAAACGGATCACGGGGCGCAACGAGTTTAATAAGTATGTTCCAGAATATCATAAGGTAACGACTGGAACCAGCAAAGCGATAATCAAAGCCTCCGAACGGCTGAATAGTCTGTCGGGAGGCGATTATGCCTCTAAAGGAAAATTGGATTATGCTCTTTTGAATCCTTCTGCCGTAGAGTACCTTTTCGAGCAGTACTTAGGTGGCGTAGGTAAAGCCATTGCTCAATGTTACAAAACGGTGGAAGGCGCAGTAACCGGAGATGTGCAGCTTAGGAATATCCCAGTTGTGAGCGGGCTGACCTATGACACAGAAAATATGGTTCCGCGTAATTATACAAACGAACGCTATAACCATTACGTGAAAGAGTATGAAGAGATGCAGAGTAGGGATAGGATGTACCGTAAAGGGCTCGAAGGAGGTAAGGACCTGTCGGGTAATTACAAATCCTTTGCCAATAGTCGTGCATACCGACGTTATCAAACGACCGGCTTTTATAAAAAAGCGATTGAAAGTATGTATGATATGGCCCGCTTGATGGATGGAGAAGAAAAGAAAGCTCTTTATGAACAGGCGAGAAAGACAAAAGAAATGATGATTAACGAATTAGACAAAATAGGAGATGAATAGAAAGTTTTATAACCGTAGATTGAAACCGGGAGTGGAGCGGGGTGGTCGCACCCGGTCAGCTATTAGTTTGACAAAGGCTACAGATGTGCTGAAAGAGGCTGAAAATGCTTGGTGGGGACTTAGTGAGGTTCGCAAGAAGGCTGCACGTTCCCAGATGTATGGATTTGAAGATCAATGGGGCGATCTTGTTATTGATCCAGCAAGTGGGAAGAAAGTGACAGAAAGTGCATATATTCGATCGCAGGGTAAAGTGCCTTTGAAAAACAATGTCATTCGCCCGATTTTGAAAAATATCGACGGACAATTCCGAAATAACCAAACGAAGCCCGTTTGTGTTGTTAGGGACAAAAGGGAAAGTAAGATTGGAGAAATGATGAGCATTGCAATTGAGTATTGCCATCAGATCAACGAAACGACGGAAATGGATGCTGCAAGTTTGACGAATCTTATGCTTTCAGGGTTATGTGCCCAACGGGTAGAGTACGGCATGAATCCGGCTAAACAAAATTTGGATGTGTGGGTTTATCCAACCAATACTTATCGGTTATTCTTCAACACGGATATAGAAGATCCTCGGACATGGGATCTTCGTATTATCGGGGAAATGTATGATATGACTCTTTCGGATATTGTGGCCGCATTTGCCTGTGATAAAACAACCTGTGATGATATTTATCGGATTTACGGTGATCACAACGGGGCTACCTGGGCTAATTCGTTTGGATTACAAGGGGACCAGAACAAAAATATGGATTTTTATATACCGTCCCGTCCAGATCTTTGCCGGGTGATCCTTGTTTGGAAAAAGGAAAGTCGGGAAGCGCTTTTTTGCCGTGACCTATTGAGTGGGGAATGGTGGTATTCCAATCTTTCCGACAGAAAATCGATAGATGTTTTAAATAAGCAGCGTATGGAAGAAGCGTTAGCTAACGGCATGGACCCGGAAGATGTGCTTCTTGTGGAATATACCTATTCAATTGAGCAATATTGGTACTATCGTTACATGACTCCGTTCGGAGATGTGCTACAGGAAGGGCGTTCACCTTACTGGCATAAAGAGCATAATTACATATTGAACATTTATCCGTTTGTCAATGGTAAAGTCTTTAATTTTGTTGATGACTTTATTGATCAGCAAAAGTATATAAACCGGACGCTTACGATGATCGATTTTATTCGTTCGTCTACTGCGAAAGGACTTCTCATTGTGGATGAAGATGCTTTTCAGGGAATGAGCCGGGAGCAGATTGTAGATGAATATGTACGTTATAATGGTGTGCTTTTTGTTCGTCTTAAACAGGGCCAGAATATACAGAATATCGTTCATCAATATAACGGATCTGCGGCTGTTGCCGGAGATTACGAACTATTGAACTTACAATTGAAACTTATCAATGATATTTCTGGTGTAAATTCTGCAATGCAAGGCCAAACGCCATCTTCTAATACGCCATCTTCACTTTATGCCCAGCAGGTTCAGAATTCAAGTATGAATGTTAAAGGCTTGCTTGATTCTTTTCGTAATTTTCAAAAGAAGCGAGACAATAAAGTAATGAAGACGATTCAGCAATTTTATACTTCTGCTCGATATATAGACCTTGCCGGATCGGACTATTCGAAAGAAAGTAAATGGTATGATCCGGAAAAGGTGCAAGATTCAGAAATAGATGTCTATATTACGGAAGGTTCTAATACTCCGGTTTATCAAATGGTGATGAATGATTTCTTGATGGAGCTTTACAAAAATCAGGCAATAAATGTCAAGCAATTGCTTGAAAATTCGTCGCTTCCGTTTGCTGAACGTATTTTGGAAAGTATTAAGCGGGATGAAGCGGAGATGTTGCAGGCCCAAGAGGAAGGTCGTATGGCGCAACTTCAGGGAATTCCTTCTGAGGTCATAGGCCAAATCCAGGCATAATTTAAAATAACGAGGCAAGATGAAATGATCTTGTCTCGTTTCATATTGTGGCTTCCGATATGACCTTACGGGTTGGTGTGGCTATTGGGGTATTTACGGCAAATGGAAGACCTATCCGATAGCAGATCCATACGCCGATAGCACGAGTCATGAGTCTGTCATCATGCATTCCTTCGACAGCTCCCATTGTTTTACCATCTTCTTTGATTTCAAATGTGTCGTGTTCGTCTACGGCTTCCTCGCATCTTTCGATATATAAAGAATCCCGTATTGCTTTTGCTTGATGGGAGATAACCATAGGCTTGGTTGATGTGTTGGTGTGAAATCCCCATTTTGCTGGGGCGCCTTGTCTGATTTGGTCGGCTGGGGTGCGACAGTAGAGATTGGAGTAATGCCCTGCTATCTCGTCTAAGATGTATTCGAAATTATTGCCTTCCGTGCCTTCTGTTTCAAGCGTGTTACTTTCTATTACAACCATAGCATCCTCCTCGTCAGCATAAAATGTTGCCATCTGTACAGCCTTCCAAGCGCCTTTATCATGGTCGATATGGCCGTGCCATTCGGCGACCACTTCCGGGATGCCTCCGTCCATCATCCAATAGCGATCAAAGACGGTGATATTCGTGTAGTCGGCTTCATCTGAAACTCCCCCTACATCCATAACGACAATATAACGATTTCGATATCGTTTTGATTTATCCGGCATTTTCCAAATGGACAAGCAGCCCATTTCTTCTTTTGACAACCGAAGATTCTGAAGGCTTTCTACACCCGTTTCTTCCGAACCTGAAATTTCACCATGAAAAATAGGATCGATGCAAGTTTCGCGTAGTTTGAGCGTGTCTGAAAGCCGGAAACGTCGTCGGCCGGTAGATTGAAAGGCTTCTGTTGGAGTGCTTGGATATTCAGAATTCATACGCCAAATATCTTTCATGTCTTTCTTTTTTTCTCTATACCAAGCAATAGCTTCCAGTGTAGCTCCCAGTTTCCAAAGGTCCCATTCGTATTCGTCCATAGAATGGATAAACTCTTCGTGGTTATCAATAGGGATTGAATAAATATCAATATCAAACCATGCTACAAAAATGGGGAGCAGGTTATTTTTACCTTTGACAGCCTGTTGCCATGTACGATGAAAAAAATTACCAACGCCTTTTGCCGTACTTTCCAACCCTAAAATCGTATATGCTGTATCATAAATGGAACCGGATATAGACTGGATAAGGTCCTCCGGCTTTTTGCCTGGTGTAGCTCTCCAAAGTCCAATTTCGGTTAGGTGAGCTCCTGATATGTCACCGCTTCGAAGTGTATCGGGTTTTTGGAAAGATCCGATCGAGACAACACAATTTGTGTTTTGAATGACTTTGTTTTTGCTTGAACCTTCAAAGGGTGTGAATTTAACCGTTTCTCCAAGCAGATAAGAAGGGTATTTGTTTAAAGCCTTTGTGATCATTGCCCGAACGTTTCTTGACTGTGTTTCCACATCTCCACAAATGACGGTATTCCAGTTTCGACGGTGTACGAGCATTATCCAAAGCATATAAATTTGGACGAGTGTTGATCCTCCCCACTGTCGTGCTTTTAAGAGGATAAACTTGATAGGCTTTCCGGCCTTTCGTAGTTTTTCAAGTTTATTCAGTACTCTTCTTTGCGCACGGTTTAGTTTAAATGGGATATCTTTTGGGCTCACTTTATCTTTTATAAAGATGAATGAATAGGCCCAGTATTCAAAATCGTATATTATCCGATATTTTATAAATTCAATCCAAAGCTGGTTTAGGGCTTCTTCGGAATACTCCACTTCTTTAATAAATCGGATAATATATCCTTTGAATCCGTATTTGGCGAGTCTACGGATAAACAGGTTTTCTTTTATCAATTCAACCGGTAAATACATATCGCCAATAGGGGAGTCTTTTATTGAAATCTTTTTTCGTTCCCCTACGGCGCCAAGACCGGTGACTGGATTGTATGGTGCGTTTATTATTTCGTGTCTTTTTCTGTTTTCTTCCAAGATATTTTCGATCTCGAAATCATTGTGAATGTCGTGCATAATCGAGATAAAATGAATGAGATTGCTAAAGCTGAAATATGTATTTGCCAATTAATGACATTATAGCCGAATATTGACTGCATTATTAACATTATAAGCAACATGATTGTATATTTCTGTCGCTTCGAATGCCTATCTTGCCATATCTTGCTTAAATACATACCGATCATGGAAAATATGATGGTTGATGCGCCGAATGTCGGTTTTTCAGAGCAAAAGATTGCAGAAGACAGGATTACAGATATTGGTATTACGATAATTGGGGCTTTGCGTCCATAATATTCTGCAATCACCGGCTTATATATCAGGTATCCGATTGAATTGAAGAACATGTGCATAAAGGTCAGATGTATGAAATTGTATGCAATCAGTTGCCAATATCGGAATCCAGAGGACAGTCCGTAATCGCTTAGATCGTAGTACCGTGATAGGGAATAAAAAAGGATAAATATGAATACCAGGATCATTTTCTTTTTAATTTGTCATTAATAATGCGTACAAATTGCCTTTTTTCGATATAGAAAGAAGGAGCTTCATTATTGATGATGGTTTCCAAATAGCTATATCCCGGATATTTTAGCCCTTTTGCAACAAATTTCCTGAAAATACTGTCGTACATGTCTATTTTCATGGGGTTGTACATGTCCGGTTGTATCCCTCTATACATAAGCGATATGTTTCTGATAGCGACTTCTAAGGTGATGTAATACCTTGGAGCCGGATAAGACATCGCTTTTTCTATGATCGTATTTTTGGGAACCCGGCGTGCAACATCCCCCAATTCTTTTATTGCCCTTTCGTATGCCTTAAATACATCATCTTTTTTTTGCCAGTTCTCTGTTTTTGCCATGAAAAAATGCTTTGGTTTGTTATAATGGCTCAAATATATAACATTATAACATATTAAACCACAAAATAATGTCTTTACTTTGCTAAAGTAATACTTTAAATATTATTTCATGGATAATAATGTAGGAAACGAAGAAGAAAAAGTACCTGTGGAATCTTCAGGGACGACAAATAAACCTTCCAAGAAACAGGCTTATTTGGATTATATGCGTTCTCGTATGGGAGAGTCTTACGGTGAAGACGAAGACTCTGTTTATTCTGACATGCTTGATTATCGGCAAAAGAATGACGAATCACAGGAGCGCATGACCGAAATACTCTCAAAAGATCCGCGCCTTGCACAAGTCCTTTCGGACATGGCTGGCGGCAAAAGGGGGGCAACTTCGGCTCTTGTACGATATTTCGGAAAGGATATTTTGGGAGCAGAAGAAGGTTCGGACGAGTGGAATGATTTGCAGAATGCCGAGAAAGAGCGTATGGAGGAATTGGAATCCATGCGTAAAAGCAAAGAGGAATACGATGTAAATATTGAAGCAAGTTTACCGGTTCTGGATGAATTTGCCACATCCAGAAAAATCGATATCGATGAATTTCTTGACAGTGCCTACAGCCGGATACTTGAGCCCATTTTCAAAGGAAACTACACTACCGAACTGTTGGAAATGTTGTACAATGCCATGAATTATAAGACAGACATTGAAGAATCCTTTCAGTCTGGTGTTGTTGCAGGGAGAAATCAAAAGATTGACAGGATGAGAAAGGATAATGCCGGTGACGGATTGCCAAGATTAGGGGCAAGCACCGCTTCAACGGTTAAACGTGCCGAAAAAAAACCTTCTTACAAGTCGAGCGTATGGAATGATTAATCAATTTTTAATAAGTAAAGCGATGGGAAAATTTGTAAATTATGTGAGAAACGAAAAGGGATTTATTTTATCCTTGGTGTTAATGATTCTTGGGATTGCGTTTGGAGATGCGTCTGTCCTTATGGCTGAAGGGGTAACTGTTGCTCCGCCAGCACCAGAAGGGGGTACAGCTACGGAAGGCCATGAGGGTTTGCAAACACAGTTAGGAGGACAGGATGCTTCTGTGACCACTTTGGAAAGAGGTGGTGAAACGGGCGATATCATAGCTGAAGACATAGACGAGGATATTGCGAAATTCCGTCCTGATTTTTTCCCGATTGATACGGTTGCCCGAAAAGCGGCAAAGAAAAAGAGAAAAACGAATTATGTTGTCAAGCATTATAATATCGATGCTTCCCGTATCACTTGTATCACGAACGCTGAACATACGGAATCTGCAAGTAAAAAACGTGTAGCATTGCCTATTGATGCCGCGGACGGCAGTGTGTTTAACGTATATGACACAATCAACGTTCGTGGAGTGGACGGTTATGCAAGCGACGGTTCGACGGTCACTCCCGGTGTGGATCTGATGCTTTATGTTGTGGCACTGGATGCTTCGTCGGGGCTTCCTGTAGTTGTGGCCATTAATGGAAAAAAGCAAAACCCGGCAGACGTGGAATGCTATGTTCCTTCTATTCCGGAGGGCACGGCCTTGTATTGTATGGCCAAGGCCGGCAGCGAAAGCCAGTTGTTCTGTCCTCCTACCAATCAGGCGCCTACGCCTCGCGAAGTCTATATGCAGCGAAAGATGTCCAACACCAAGTTTACCGAATATTTTGAGAATGTAAAGAAAAAGGTGGCTTGGGATAAGGAAGATGTGATGGAAAACGACCTTTGGGAATTCCGTCGCAAATGTGAAGTATCCTATTTGCTGGGTATCAAGGGTAAGATCGCGATCAAGGATGCGCAATATCCGAATCGTGGAATTGAAAACGTGTATTTTCAGGAGGGTATCATGTGGTCCATCAAGAAACACTATGAATATACGAAAGGTAAGTTCAGCTTTGCGGATTTTATCGGTATTACCAAAATGAAATTTACCGGTAACAACGGAAGCAAAGAAGCCTTTGTAGGTGTCGGCAAGGATTTGTTGGAAGATATGATGAAAGTCGATTACACGTTGACGAAAGATATTAACGTGAAATCCAGAGAGAAATGGGGTATCAAATTCCAAGCCTTCGAAAGCTCTTTCGGAACGATGAATGTTGTCCATTTGCCTATTCTGGACGAAGTCGGTTTGTCGGAGATCGGTATTTGTCTTGATCTTGATATGTTGGTTCTCTACAAAATGGAGGAGGAGCGACGGAATATCAATATGGAAACGCAGGGCGAAGCTGCTGAACGCAATGTTACGATTCAGACAGACTGTTTAACGTTGAAAGGATACAGTCATCTGCTGATCAAGCCGAACACGTCCGGTTTCAATGATGCGGAACCAGATCTTGTAAAGGCAAAAACAAATGATGGTGCGACTTTGCCAAGTGAGGGAAATAAGGAAGGCGCTATCCTGTACTTGAAGAAGGATGTCGCATCGACTGGAACCAACGATGAGCTGAAGGCCGGTATGTTGGCTCAGTGGAATGGGACAAAATGGGTAAAGTATGATGGAGATGTCTATATCGGAGCCTGATAATTAATGTTTAATTAGAAAAGGGGGATTCTGCATTTTTTAGATTCTCCCTTTTTAGATAGAGATAAGGTTATGTATAAGAAAATATATGGTACATCGTCTGCCGAACTTTCGACGATTATTAATGTAGGTGGTATTCCAAGACGTATTGAATTTACAGGAGGTGTTCCATCTGGGGTATCACGGGTATCTGCGAGATTTGTAACTTCTGACAAACGGTTGCAAGATGCAATAGAGTCAGACCCAAGGTATGGTGAGCTTTTCTTTCTTGAAGTAATTTCGCCTATGCAGTTTAAAGAGAGAGTAGCAAGCAACGGTAAGGTAAAAGAGTATAATTACATTACGCGTGTTCAGGATGCTATAAACGTGTTAGTCACCAAGCATGGTGTCCAGTTAGATTCTCTGAAGAGTAAACAGGATGTAAAAGAAGCGGCCAAGAAAAAGAGTGTATCATTCCCTAATATGAGATAATCATGACAAAGCAGGGTATAATAGATAAAACCAGAGCGATAATGAATGAGATAGGTGAGGAAGAAAATCTCTCATTGTTATCAGAAGATACAGTAAAGCTGGCAGAGTATATAGAATCTGTTATACCTGATGCTATAAATCTCATAGCACAGGATGAAAATGTCTCTATTGCTTTGTTGAACACCGGAAATATGACATCTGGCGGAACAAGTAGTGAAGGTTGTACGGTAATTCCTTTACCGCAAGATTTTTTACGTTTTGTGTCTCTACGTCTTTCGGGATGGAAAAGAGAGGTTCAGAGAATTTCTCCATTTGGAAGTGAAGACTATAAGATTCAACACAATGCCGTTACCCGAAGTGGTGTAAATAAACCTTCATGCGTTTTTGCTCATAATAGGACAGGGCTGTGTATAGAATGTTTTCCATCCGGTGAATTACAATATTTCAATTATGTAAAAAGCATGACGGACTCATCTGATGATAGTCTTTCGAATTACGGTGAATCATTAATGCCCGCGATTTGTTACGCTTGTGCTTATTTGGTATATAATATATTCGAGATGCCTAATGTCGCTGAGCAAATGTTGAAAATAGCAGTTCAAGTCCTTCCGAAAATACAATGAGATATCAGTTAGATGAAGATAAGGGTGATTTGTTGTATGAGGTTGAAAATGATAATCTTATACTTAAAATTAAGCCAGAAGTAATCGCGAGTATCGGTACTCCGGGGACTGGTGGTAGTGGTATTTATCATATAAAGCTGAACGATGATATCCGGCCATCGGATACGAATGCTTTTACGGCACTTCGGGCACTGAAGGAGATAGAAGACGCTATACGTGGTGCCATTATAGAAATGGATGGCATGTTTATCCGTAAAGATATAGACGATTACGCATTAGGAAACATCCGATTTCATGAAAGTATCGGTTCACCTGACTTTTTGACCGGTATTGAAGGGGGAAATGGTTGGAAAATTACGGCTGATGGTGGTATTGAAGGTGAATCGGCTGTGATCCGTTCGGATGCAATTATAGGTAACTCCATAGGCAGCCGTGATTTTGCTTCCGGTATGTTCGGTTATGGCTGGCGTATTGATTCGCCTACAGCTTCCGGTACGGTGGACAACTGGACGGTGCGGAAGACATTTAAAGTCTACGAGCTGGTTTATTCCCAAGTGTTGGGGCTGAACGGTTCCCATATCGTGTCAGATTTTAACAAAATAAAGACGGTCACTCCGCTCGGAACACGTCGTTATCGCTGTGAGATGGACGATATGGGGGGCGAAATGTTCATGAATCTTCGGGATGGTGACCTTGTTCGTATCCAGCAACGGGACGGGAAAGGTGGAATCCGTTACTTGTTTGCCGAAGTGGAAAACGTGACATCGGAGAGGTTCGACCTTAAAGTGATCGAGGGCGGGAGCGTGCCAAAGGCAGGTGACGTGGCGTTCCGTATGGGTAACCTTGAGGAGAAGAATCGCCAGGGGCTTATCTATTTGACTTCTTCCGACGATTATGCTCCTTATATAGATGTGCTCGATGAAGTAACCAGTCCGCAACTCATAGCCGACAATACGAAGGTCCGCATCGGGAATCTGGGGGGGCTGACGGTCAACGGGCGTACCCTTACAGGGCATGGCATCTATATTAATGGTGGTATCTTTCAGCATAGCACCTATTACCTGGAAGACGGAAGCACCATTGAGCAGACATTCGAAGTGATGGAAGGCAAGCTCCGTAGCGAGATAGAGGGTGTACGAAATGATATATCTGGGGAAAAGGGGAATATCCTCCGGAACCCTTCGTTTGCGTCCAACACCTATTATTGGGATACGAAGAGCCTGGTGCATTACATCCCAGTCAAAGATGGATGGCTTTGGCTGCCGTCCTCTTTCTATGTGGATAAAGAAACGTATGTTGGTATGTACCGTGACGGAAACCGTCGTGTCTTGAGGATTCTGAACAGTAGTGTCGGTCAGGCAAACGACCTAATGGATATCCCGATGCATTCCAATCCGAGCGAGGATGGAAAATACACCTATTCTTTCTCTTTCCATTACCGGGTATTAAGGGCAGGTACATTGCGTGCCGGGGTGTCCGGATCGGAACTTTACAAAGAAGAAAGTTTGCCTCCTTCGGGCGGTTATACCCTTTATTACCATACCGGTATGTGGGATGAGAAAGGTGATTTCGACATTGCTTTTACAGGAGAAATACTGATATACGGCGTGACGCTCCGTAACGATAGTGCGGCTGACGCGTTCCTCTACCTTGTCACCGGCATAGAGCAGAGCGAGGAGCGGATCAAGCTATGGGCCACGAAACAGATCAAGGATTCCGAAGGATTGATCACGAGCCGCTATGACAGCCAGCTTAGTATCATGGCGGACGATATCAATGCCCGTGTGACCTATTCAGAATACCAAAACGGGACTAACAGTCTTAAACAACAACTGCAAAGCCAGATCGACATCCAGGCGGATAGTATTGAGGCGGTAACGACTGACGTGAACAATTTGGACCGATATGTAAAGACCTCTGGTTTCATCACCAAGTCGGGATTCGCTTCGCTTTTTGCGGAAGAAGTTAACGATAGGGGGCTGGTGACTCAGGCTTATGTTTCCACATATGTAGGCAAGCAGTTAAGCACGGTCGCAATAGGTGCAGACCAGATACATTTGGAAGGTTATACTACTGTTAATAGTGGCTTCAGCATAGACGGATCTGGAAATATGACTGCCAAAAACGGGACGTTTAGCGGGACAATTACGGCGAACGGTGGCCAGATTGGCCTTTTCAAGATAATAAATAATCGTCTTGTATGGGAAGGTGTGGATTATTTCGGGGATAAATCCCGCACTATAAAAATGGGTTATGGTAATAATAATGACGGATTGGTTGATGTCGCATTTGGAGCGTCCACACAAGGCCGTTTTGGAGTGAAAGCGATAGGACGTGCTCCCGGTTCAGCAGCGATTTATGGTTCTAGCAAACAATCTCCTTCTTACCCATCCGGAGACACTGTTTGGGCTGCTTGGTTTGATGGCTATATCTATTCAGATGGATATTTCACCAAGAGTCCGAAAGGGAATGTGAGAGGGGGCTTAAAAGGGGCTTATAGAATAGATAACAGCGATACTTGGTTTGTATTTGACAATGGCATAGCCGTTGCTTGTACAAAGCCACGTTCGGTTGATTTTAATACAGATAATTTTTAATCTCAAAAAAATAGAAATTTATGAAACTGAATTTGCATGTGCCGTTCAAAGCTTGGAACGGGGAAGAGATAAAAGAAAGAAAAGGCGAGGAAGAAAAAGCCAAGATGATAGATGAAACGGTAAGCCTGCTTCTTTTCAGCGGGGATTTTATCCGTCCGTCGTCGGATGCCGAGATGGTCGCGAAACAGAAGCTTGCCTCCTATGAATTGTATTGCAAGATATCCAAGGCAAAAGGCGTAGTGGAGCTGACGGCCGAGGAAGCAGCTTTGGTTAAGCAGGCCGCTGCGGTGCTCAATCCGGGGGGATATGGACAGATTGTAGAACTGATAGAAAAAAAGTAGGCATATGGAAACACAGGTATTGACATCAAACGGAACAGTCCAATCCGGTAATGTGTCGGCCGAATATATGGCAACCCATGACCTCTCGGAAAACAAACATTCGTTTGTCTCTTACATAAAGAAGGACGACAAACAGGTAGGGTATATGAACTACTCGGAAGGAAAACGTCTGACCTTGTCGCTTTCTGATCCGGATGCATTGACGGGTGAAGAACAAAAAAGTATTGTTGCTATTCTGATAGAGAAGCTCCAGGAAAAGAAGCAAATGACGGTACAGGTTTCGGATGCGGAATGAACTTTAAATAAAAAATGGAACACGTATGGCAGTAGGCGATATAATTACATCGGACGGTAAGACACTCACGATAGAAGACTTACGAAAGATCGCGGTCGAGGTCGAAAAGCTCATATCGAGCAATTCGAAGGATCCAGGCGAATGGGAGGAAGTAAAGAGCCTTTCCGGTATAACGTCACTTCCCGTCCTGCAATCCCTGGGAGCAAGTTACAAGCTGGTCCGCGTAGCCGTTGAGATATTGAAAGGTGTGGACGGTCATGATGTCGAGTTCCAGGTCGATGCGGACCGAACGGCCATCCAGTGGCGTAAGGTGAGTGTTTCCGGTGGCGAACCGTCCGAATGGAAGACGTTGATACAATTGTCCTATTTGAAAGGTGACGCGGGCGAAACCCCGGAGTTTCGCAAAGGTGACACCGGTTTGGAGTGGAAATATAAGAGCGAGGAAGATACGTCCTGGCGGTCGTTAATTGCCATTGATGATCTTCGCTGGCACTTTACGGACTTGACGAAAGACCAGATTGCAGAGCTTTGGCATGAATTGCCGGATGATGTACTGACCGAGTTCCAGGCTCCGGCACTGGAAGCTGCCGAAGTTGCCAATGCCGGGGCGGACCGGGCCAATGCGGCCGCCGAGGCTACCGAACAAAAGAACGTGGAAGTCTGTGAACAGGAGGCGGAGCGAATCAAGGCGGAAGCAGCACGTATAGAAGCGGAGATCGAAAGGGTTGCTGCTGAGCAGGAACGTTCCACTTCCGAGATTGCCCGTAAGGATTCCGAGACGAAACGGACCGAGGCGGAAGCTCTTCGCGGAAGCAATGAATCAGAGCGACAAACTGCCGAAACAGAACGCAAGGAATCGGAAACGGTCCGTAAGGAGGCTGAAACCATACGCACAACAAGTGAGAGTGAGCGAAATACATCTGAAAACTTGCGCAAGGAAGCCGAAACAGCAAGGATAGAATCTGAATCGTCTCGCGTTCAGGTAGAAGCCAGTCGGGTAAGGGCGGAACAGACAAGAACGGAAACAGAAGTTGAAAGGACGAAGGCCGAGAGCATACGCAAAGAGTCGGAATCAGTCCGTGTCGAGGCTGAATCGCTTCGTACTTTATCCGAAGAGCAACGTATCAAGGCCGAAGCCGTACGGGAAGCGGCTGAAATAGTCCGTGGAGTATCAGAAGAAGAGCGGGAAGCGGCGGAAGTGGTTCGCCAGAACCAGGAGGAAATTCGTCAAAGTCAAGAAACCAAACGGGAAACAAGTACAGAGATTTCTATTCAAAAAGCCAATGAGGCAGCTGATCGGGCCAACACTGCCGCCGAGGCTGCAGAAGGGATCGTTTCCGGTATTCGCCCTGATTGGCTCTCAGGAAAGGAATCGCCCAATTATATCAAGAACAAACCGGAGATCCCGACGTTAGAGGCTATCCCGGACGAAAATACATTGAGCTATGTCAATACCGACGGTACAACCATCAATTTTCGTATCGGCGATGAAGTACGTGTAGCGGAAGAAGGAGAATATGTGTTCTACCGGCTTTATGATCTTGCCGGGGGAAAAGCCTCGTGGCAGGAATCCGGCAGCGGTACAGCCTTGCCCGGTAATGTTTATCTGACAGGAGCCAATTATTACAATGAATCAGTACGAACGATAAAACAAGGATATTTGAGCAATGAGTAAGAAAGGTGCATTTATTTATCAACAGATCGAACTGACGACGGCTGAATGGGCCGATAACGCAACCGTCTACCCTGCATCAGTCTGGTTATTTGAACGTTTGGAAAACGGTAAATTCAACATGAAGCTGGCTGATGGCGTTCATACGTTTGCCCAGCTGCCGGCCGTCATGCAGGAGGTAAAGGTCACGGTTAAAACGAATGATGCCACGACCTATATCCTGACGATCACGACGGCTGAAGGTAAGTTTGACACCCCGAACCTTCGGGGAAACAATGCTCCGGTTCCTTCGATCGATCCGGAAACCAAGCATTGGAAAATAGGCGAAGAGGATACGGGTGTGGTAGCCGAAGGACAGGACGGGGAAAGCTACGACGACACGGAAATCAGGAACGCGCTGACAGCCTTGCAGCAGCAAGTCAACACACTCGTTTCGGGTGACGCATCGAGTGCCATCGAGTCATTTAACGAGATCATCGCTTTCCTTGCCAACGTAGAGGACACACAGACGCTGCAAGGGATCATCGCCGGGCTGAACCAGAGCATCACAAACGTCCAGCAGGCGATTCCGACAAGGCTATCCCAGTTACAGAATGACGACCATACGGTCAAGGACGCTGCTTATGTCCATACCGACAATAATTACAGCAATGAAGAGAAAACGAAGGTATCGGACTCTTTGAGGCTGAAAGAGTATGTCGATGTCAGTACCTTAAAGTCGCTTCCTTCATCACCGTATAACTTGCGTTTTACCTATTCGAGTACATCTGTGCAGGCGATCAACTTTGCGAATATAGGAAGCGTACCGGAGATGCAGGAGTTTTATCTGTCCATTAAGAACAACACCGGATCAACGATTAACCAACCGATCCCAAACGGTTCAGGCTGGCAATCGGAGGAAACAAGCGTTGAACTGCCAGCTGGTAAAGCCACAGGGGGATCGCTGAAAAAAGAACATGGGATAATTGTCGTGAGAGTATAATGAAAGGAGGTGAGAGATGAAGAGACGGGTGATGACGGGAAAAGATACCGAATCCGATTTTTCCAATCAGTGGAATGCTAAGTATTACTTTCCATTGAACGGTGATTCGTATGAATGTGTCAATGGGGTATTAGGCGAGCTAAAAAACAATGTACAATGGAAAGACGATAGCATTTTTACAGGAAATAAATCTGCGTATTTTATAAACGATTCTGGAATTAGGATACCGACAACGGGATATGTAAAGAAAAACGCATATAGTATTTCCCTGTGGGCTAAAAAGTATAACGAATCAGTAGACCGATACGGAGGAATTATAGTAAGCCGAATAAAAGACGGAGAAGGATATGGACTTGAAATGAGGTATAAGAACATTCAAAATATTAATGATGGAATTAATATTACAACCAATAAATTCAATGTTTGGTGTCATTATGTGGTAACTTACGATAATAACACGATGAGTGTTTACGAAAATGCTACACTTGTTAAGACAATAAATGATCCATTCTACGAAGGTTCTCACTTCTACATAGGTCTGGATGATATATTTTTCACATCAGTAACCGAACGATCATATAATGGACTTATATGTGAAGTCTCCATATTTGAACGCATATTATCCAGAAGTGAGATAAATCAATTATACAATGGCGGTAAAGGATTAAAATTAAATTGATTATGCTATACATCCAAAAAGAAATCCAATTCTGGGAGACCGACGTTCCCCTTCCTGACTCCTACAAGGTAGGCACAATGGAAGAAGAATATAACGACGGCGCATATCTCTTGTTAGACGCCGAACAGGAACAGTTCCACACCGACCATCCGGAGGCAAGTCCGCTGGAATGTTGGCGGAAGGAACTCACTCCGGAACCCGAACCGGCACCGGAAGAAAAGCTCTGGCGTGCCCGTGATGCCAAACGGCAAGAAATCTACGACAAAGACATCCATCATTATTATATTGATGAACAGGACGCATACGTCTCGAACACCCTGCAAGTGAAGGATAAGTGTGGCCGGCAGGAAGAAGTCGAAGTAGGCGGTCATCTTTACGCCTCGAATATCTTAACGGTTGCTCTTGACGAAATAGCGGACTATTCGGAGCAATGCGGCAAGGTGACAGACAGCTTGCTATCCCGTATCGATGCCGCCCAAACAGCCGAGGAGGTCGAAGCTATCGTGGTGAAAGGCTATCCTGAAATGATCCATACAACAACGGCAGCCTTGCAAACTAAAGCAGATAAGACAATCGCTAAATCCCCGGAAGCGCAGGCAGTGACCTTTGCCCGTGCGATGATGAACAGCGTGTCTCTCACAGCCAGCCAAGCGTTGGAGATGCAGGTCTTATTCCCCATTTGGGGTGAGAAAGATGCAGAGTTTGGCAAGGAAGTTAAAATAGGCTTCCGGCTTCGAGTAGTGGAAGGAGAAAGCGACACTTTGTTTGAAGTGATACAAAAGCACAAGCTGCAAGCCGATTGGAAACCGGGCATAGAAACTGCTTCACTGTATAAGATCGTTGAAGCTGAGCACGCAGGCACGCTTGATGATCCTATTCCATACGTGCAGGGTATGGCATTCGAGAAAGACAAATATTATGAACAATACGGTGTGATCTATCTCTGCATTCTGACAACCGTTACAGGTTATCCGAACGACTTGAAAGACTTGCCCACAATTGTACAGGAGGTAAAGCAATGAAACAGGTTATGTTATTAAAAGTTAAACGGGGGGGGGTAAAATGCTCTCTAAATAAAGAAGTTACGACCTCTTATCGTAAGAAAGGAGGGCGTAGATGAGACGGTCGATGATGGGACGGAAGAAAGTAGACAAGAATACTTTGCTGTTGCTACATTTTGATGGATCATTGAAAGATGAAGCCTCAGGCAAGCCTTATGTTGGTAGTAATATGTCCTATGTAGTGGGAAAATTCAAGAATTGCGTTTCGTTTTCAGGAAACGGGTATGTAAAGATAAGTGGAACGAATGCCATAAACGAGTCCCTATATCCAAACTATACCGTCGATTTTTGGATTAAACTGAAAAGTGGTGTGAAAAACGGTATAATGTCAAAAGGCGATGGTGGTGGAAGTTACAGCTTTGATATAATGGAGGAATCTGACGGACGCATTTTCTTTGGATTGCAGTATGGTGGAACCCGAGGGGATGCAATATGCTATTTTACGATGCCACGGGATCAGTGGGTTCATCTTGCGATCGTCAGGTCACAATCTCGATATTGGAAAGTGTATGTAAATGGAGTGTATGCGTCTGGTTTCACATCAACGATGGTTTCAGGGTACTATAGTTCTTTAATGATCGGAAAATATCGGGATTATGGATTGTATCTGAACGGTATGATTGACGAGTTTCGCATCAGTAATATTGCCCGTTGGACATCAAACTTCACTCCGCCTGCAAGGCCGTATTAATAAATTAGTGACACTGTCTTTGGGCTGTCACAGCAGAAAGACAGCAAATGTATATTCAGAAAAAATTATTGATAATCGCCAACCCCAGGTTGGGTATTTTCTTTTAAAACAAATGGAGATATAAAATGTTCGGTGGCGAAAGAATAATAAAACAGCCTCCAGGCTATCACAGATTGGAGGCTGTAAAAAAAGAAAATTAGGGGGACCGAGGGTCTCCGGAAACAAAGTTAAACAATAAAGTTTGAAAATCATGTTATTATTAATTATTTCTTTTTTGGTTATCGCAGCTTATACGGCAGCAGTTTGTATAAAGGCGAAAGGTGTACCTTACTCTATCAGTGCAACTTATTACGCAATAGAACACAAAGGATGGTTTCGCTTCACAATGTGGGCTTGTCCTATGGTGTTAATGCCGGTGATATTGGAGGTCAGTAAGCCGGGCACGGAGTTTCTCGCTTACCTGGCGCTGGCCGGGATGATCGTTGTCGGGTGTTTCCCAGATTACAAAGCGGATAAATTCCAATACCGGGGACACATAGCTGGCGCAATGATGGCAATATTATTTTCTCAGATTTGGATGTCACTTAACTTATGGCCTATGTTATTTGTATGGCTTACCTATATTGGATATGCTGCATTAAACATTGCCAAAGAAAAAGAAGGCACATTCTGGTATAAGTTCTATCAAAGTAAGCCGATGTTTTGGATTGAGATTTCTTCATTGGTGGCTGTTTATCTCTGTGTATTAATTTGCATATAAAGATATGGAAGAAGAATTATTGACAACCCTTAGCCGCCTGTCGAACGTGATAGGCGGCTTTGTAACCGCCGTACTGATCCCCGTTGCCGGCTACTGGGGCTACCGGGAATATAACAAGCGCAAGGCTGCTGCTGAAGCTAAAAAGGCGGAAGCGGACAATATCACGCAATATGCTGCTGAATGGAAAGAGCTATACGAAAAGAAAGAACGTCGCGTCGGCGAACTGGATGCTAAAATTGATTCCCTGTATGAAAAGATAGACGAATACCGAGGGCGTGTCCGGGAGTTGACCGAGAAGAATACGGAGCTTATGATCAAGAACAACGCGTTGGAATTTCGCAAGTGTAACAAGCATGGATGTTCAGATCGTGAACCACCTAGCGAGTTTTAGTAAAATCGACAGATTAATGTGTAATTAAATAATGGAGGAATTTATTATGACAGCAAGAGGACTTAGAAATAACAATCCCGGAAATATCCGGATCAATGGCGACTTATTTCAGGGCGAGGTGAGACCAAGCAAGGATAAGTCATTTAAACAGTTCGAAACGATGGCCTACGGCTATCGGGCGATGTTCGTAATCTTACGGAATTATATCCGCAATTACAAACTGGACACCATCCGCAAGATGATTAGCCGGTGGGCTCCGACAAACGAGAACCATACGGAGAATTATATCAGGGTGGTGGCAGAAAGAAGCGGCATTCTGGCAGACGAGCTTGTATATCCTGAAAACAGAGAGATAATGATTCGTATTGTCGCTGCTATGTCGTATGTTGAAAACGGCGTAGAGGCCGATATGCCGGATGTTATAACAGGATGGCTTTTGTTATGAAACCTTGTCATGTAATACTGATTTTGATTCTCTGCCTTCTTTGCTTCCTGGCCGGCCGGTACACGAAGAAAGCAGAGGTCAAACTTGTCTGCAAAATCGATACATTCGTCCGTGTTGACACTCTTAGAGAGCGAGTCCCTTATCCGGTTTATGAAACGGTGATACAGACGGTTCCAGAGATGTTCCCTGTGTATATCACTTTATCAGGTGATACAGTCAGAGAACCTATCTTCGTCCCGATCAGGATCACGCAAAAAGAGTACTTAACGGACGATTACCATATTTGGGTATCCGGCTATAATGCTCAACTCGATAGTGCTTCTATTTTTCGGAAAACGATTTATGTAACAGAAAAAGTGAAAGCTCGCCGCTGGGGAATTGGTATTACGGCCGGTTATGGCATTGGCCGAGATGGCTTATCTCCATATGTAGGGATTGGGGGATATTATAGGATTTGGTGAACTACTACCGCTAAATTTTCAGTTTAGCGGTAGTTTGTCAAATATGTGATTAGGGCTCATTTTTTTCGTGATTTGAGCTTAATCGAGTTCCATTTCGTGCCGGTTCCGAACTGTTCTGAACGGAAACCGTTTATTCGGAGCCAATATCTAAATTGTTTCATATTTGTCATTTTTGTTGGATATTGATTTTTTATTTACAATATTTGTATGCCTCATGCGTGACGGTATTCATTAAATCTAAATATTTTATGATAAAATATATCTTTATAGAATACATTCTTAAGCCAAGCTTAGAAGTCCTCTTTAGTGAATTATTGAACCGTGTAAAGAAATGGTATAAAACTAAAAGAACGTCATCAAAACGTTTAGAGGTAGAGAGGGGGTTGGAACCCCTCTCTTTTTTTATAGTTGAAATATTTCTTTTTCAATGATTTGCTTGGCGTTGAAGCCAAACAGACCTTTCTTTAATCGTCGTATATCCTGCATCGACATCTCATTCAGATAGAAATAAAATGCTTCGTAAGGATCAGAGAAGTTTCGTGCTATTGCATTGTCCGGTTTATTATCCATGTACTTTCCGATTGATCGGATCATCTGCCGGGCGTAACCGGGGAACAATTTGTATTCTGCCTGCATTTGATGTACCGGAGCCAGAGGGCAACCTACACAACCATGTCTGGTTAAACAGTAAGGTGGATCGTAATATTTTGAATAAGGCAGCCCACGCTTACGGATATACCGCCATACATCATTTTCCGTCCAGGATAAGATCGGTAAAACATGCTTTGCACCCTTCATCCACTTTCTACTATCACACTGCTCCGGCTCATACAATGCACGTTTCGAACTTTCTTCTGCTCGCATACCTTCAATCGTCCTTTTACCTATACCATATCGCTCCTTTAGTTTTTCGCAGCAGAACCTGCGCATCCGGGATGGAAAACCTTTTTCGCTTACAAGCTGAAAGAATGATTTTTCCGGATGACGGATAACCACCTGTGGGTAATTTGTCTTAATAAAAGATATTGTTCCCGGCGGATCGACAGTCGTATTGGCATAGGTAGCCGTAAACCGGACACCGGCACGTTCGGCAAGGTCCAGGATAACGACACTATCTTTACCGCCGGAGAAACCAAGACTATAAGGATCGTCTGTTTCCAGCTTCCGAAGAAAATCTATTGATTGTTGTACCTTGTCCATTAGGTTCATTTCTTTTTAGTGTTGAATTAATATTGTCCTATCAAATCTTTGCTCATCTATGAGACGAGGATCACCATAAGATATATCCCAAAGTCGGTATTCTTCAAACATCTTTGTTTCCGGATTCATCTTTAGTGACAACTTTCCTATTTTTATAGCAGTTTCCTTTTTAGGGAAATACACATCAGAACCTCGGATAGTAAGTCCCCAACGCGTAATAGCCTTTGTCTTAGCTTCAAACATTTTTATGTGTTAATCAATTATCAAAATCTCTCTATACGAGATGTATATCTCTTGTGATACCGTGTTTTCATCGTGACACCAACACAAATACCATTTGCGTTCATCACGAGAAACATACTGGGCCTTCCACATTTTACCGTTATACTTGCCGGTCGGTTCCGAACCTGTATAATCCGGCAGCATCTCAAAATCCCGTCTATACATCATGACATATTTGTCATCAAGCACCAGATTGTTTCTGTCCGGTTGTTTCCATGCTTTCCCCCAGGGATGCGTCATAGGCGGGATAACGTTTTCATCTAATACAACTTTACGCATTTCCATATCTCAGCTATTTTTAATTATTTTCTATATAATCCCCATCCTTCATATATTTCAAAGGAAATCAATCCTTTGATCCCATACACCCAGTAATTAAAACCTCCATAACTATACATTCCGTGACTACATCCTTTTAATCCAAAACAAGTGTATTTTGCCTTTGAACCGAGTAGTAAAGTGTATTTTCTTGATCTGTATCTGTTCATAAATCCTTAAATAGGTTTGCTCATCTCTAATTTTGCAATAGTCTCTAACTCTCTCAACCTTTTTTCAAGATTGCTCTTTTGCTCATCCATAACCATAATCCCTATTGTCGGAGAGATGGAGAATATTCGCATTGAGGAAAAACCGCCATCTGGAATACCCAATTGCATTCCCTTTCCGTATTTCCCAAAACTTCCACCATTTTCGGGGATTGGTCCATCTTCTTTCTTTTCTTTTTCCCTTGCTTTTTCAATCTCACTCACCATATCGCTTTTAATTTTATCAATTTCTTCAATTTGCTGATAGCAATTGTAAATTTCTCTCGCTGTCTCTTTTGTGATCATATTTTAACTCCTTTCTATTTAGTGTAGTTACTGCTTAAACTCCGGAAGGATACCAAGATATAGATATCTATCATCCTCAGTATGATGGCAGGTACAGTAAAACAATACTCCATCTTCCGATTTAATTGGATCGCCTCCTTGGATTAAGTCCTTTGAACAATAATACGAACAAACGATTTCTCCAATATAATTGTATAGGTCTTCACTTATCCAATCTCCGGGATGAATAAAATCCTCTAAATCCAGGCCTGATTTTTCCCATTGTTTTAAAGTTTTCATAGCTCAATTATTTTTAATTTTTCTTTTACACCGGATAAATAACCCGCACTGAAAACAAAGCCAATGCGCACATATCACGAACGCGTCTGCATCTTTAATCCTTTCGTGCTCCATGTACCACATTATCGCCGGAAGTAAAAAAATTATATCACTAATTTTACTGTGGCCAACAAAGCGTTTATCGTTGAAGTATAAATCACTCATAATTTTTTAGTTTGTCTTATTTTCATTCTTTTTATTTTTATGATTTAAATCTTTTTCATACCTTTGTACCACTTGTTACATGAAAGGGGATTATCAAAATCTCTGTAGCAACATCAAAGTAATTCTAGATAGCTTTGATTCGTCCAAATTAACATTTGGATGTTTTCCTTGTAGCTCAGGGGTTAGAGCATCGTTTCAAACGAAGGTCGGTGGTTCGAATCCACCCTTGCTTATTCTTAACTTCACATATTTCAGCAGGCTATACAGCCTGCTTTTTTTTGTTTTATTTGTTTTCAATTTTATTTTTGTCATTTCTTTACCTCCTGTATTTGTTTGATTTTTAGTTTCATTGTTCTATCCTTTCATTCTGCCCAAAAAGGCCAGTTTTAATACATCGAATTGCTGACCCACTACGGCAAATTCCAACATTGCGTTATCATCTGCAAGGTCATTAACTCTTAACACGGCATAACTTTCTCCTGATTCGGTTTGATAGGTGTCCAATTCAACAGAACTGATTATACATTCATCATTGCTCTTTCGGAAGAAACTATCAAGGCTTTTGAGGATATGATTTTTCAAATAATCATCACCTATTGCAGCCGCAATCTTATCCTGCTTTCTTAATGCGTACCTCATTGTTTACTTTATTTATGCAATCATTTTACGACGAATCAGATTTATATTCTTTTTCACCAGTTTTACTATCTGATCGTGATACTCGCTTACGCCGTTACAGAAGGATCGGGACTGGACGATATCCAGTGTATTCAAGTTTACCTCTATCGTCTCCAATCGTTTTCCAGCCGTGTCCTTTGCCGACAATATCAGGCATTCCGGCCGTCTGTAGTATCCGTTCTGATACACACAATGGTGCATGGCCTTACCTTCCTGATAAAACTGGGTGACACTTTCCAAAGGGCGGATGATTATATCCTCTTCTTCGATTCTCAATCCGAAGAACTTTTCCATCTGCTCGTAGAAGCCGGCTATATCCTTCATTAACTTTTCACGCTTACTGATAGATTGTGCTCGATCCCTTTCCTGTCTCAACCTGGCTTCACGTACCTGTTTTATCTTTAGTAGTTTATCATGTGCAGTTTTCAGGTTCTTAGGGCAGACATAGTGGGCGTTACGCATATCTTTACCAAAGTAAGACAGCAAAGACATATAATCTTCCCACATAGAAGCGTCCTTAATGATGTAATGGTTGCGGTTGCAGATGTTGAACGACGGTTTATAGCGAAGTTGGGAGAAGCCGTTTCTATACATATGCTTCAGCATGGGGATTTGCCCGGTCTTCAGACACAATTCCGAATCGTTACCACCTTTCAATAAGTCACGTATCAATTTCGACGGGGTTACATCTGGGAACCGTCGATTCAGTCCCCGTTTTTTTAATTCCGGCAGTAATTCTTTCCTTGGATAAAGCTCTCCATGTATCGCATATAAATCACCGTAATAGTTATAGGGGGTACTTCCATATTCTCCTTTGATACTGAGAGGTGAACTATATACAAATCCGTTACTGCCCATATTAATCGGTCGGGCTATGATCGTACGTTTTCCGTCTTCACGAATCCACTCTTGAACCACTTCTGTAAAATCATAACACACCGGAGAAGTTTCCTTCCGAATATTTTTCCAACATAGTATATGCCGGATCACCTGGAACCCGCCTTTCACTTGCAGGATGGACATATACGCCTCTTCATGGATCTTCTGCTTCCGGCTGACCTTTACGTCCAATTGATGATGGCAATAAGGGCATTCGATTTTGTCACCCAATTTATCTTTACTCGTATTGACCCACATCTTACCACATTCGGAACACCATAGCTCATCCTTACATTTGTAGGCAAAATGGTCAAACAGATGCTTTTTGGCCCAGTCTTCCTGTTAGATCGG